CTGCGCGAGTAACTTCGTACTTCTGTCCTACCTTAAAGCTGTAGTTATTACCAGCGCCTAGAGTCATGTTTTCTACATTCTCAACGACTCGAATTTGAACAGTATCTTCTTGCTTTCCTACCTTGGCTACTGTGTCAACAATAACTGTTTGACGGTCTGGCTTTGTAGCATCAATGACTTCTGTTTCAAGCTTTACAGCTTTTTCAGCTGTAGCAAGTGACATCTCTTCTGCTCGCTGCGCTACTTCTTCTGCGAACTGCTCTGCCATCTCATCGCGTGCGCGACCTGTGACATCTGTTGGTGACTTCTTCTTTGTTGCCATTTGTATCCTCCGGGTTAATGACTGTTGATTAAATAGAAGGGGGCCTTGCGGCCCCCTCCCCTCTGCTATTAAGTTGTAGCTTAGTTGGTTTCTGCAATGATTACAGCCTGGTCAGTAATAAGACCAAGACCGAAGATTGAGTACCAAGCAAGTGCGTGCTCACGACCGAAGTCAAGAATACCGCCATCGCGGAGTTCGACTGGGAGTGAGATAGCGTGACCAAATGCGTTATCTCCAATGAAGATAGATGCGTAGCGGTCAGCTGCGCCGTTACCGGTCTTTGTTGCTGGAGTTGTGTATCCTCCACCAGGTGTGATTGTTGGGTTAGCTACAGCAGTATCTGTTGTGTAACCGTAACCAGCACCACCAGCGACCTTAAGGACCTGTGTGGTTTCGATGAATACGCAGTCATAGAGACGGCCAATTTCACCGAGCATGAAGTTACCTGGAGCAGCGTACTTTGTAACTTCAATGAACTCTGGATTATCACGAAGCTTGCGTGACTGGTGTGGGTGAACAAACGCAACGTATGTTTCGCCGAGGCGTGGAATGTTCTTGGTTGAGAGGCTTTCTACAGCGTCCTTGACAGTGTGAGGTGTCATGAAGTGGTTTCCGGTCATTGCTGCACGTGAACCTGCTGTGTCGCCATATGCGTACCAGTTGTTAACTGCTGAGAGATTTGAACGGTCTTCACCGTAAATCGCTGAAGTTGCCTGGTAGAGGGTGTCGCGTGATAGCTGGTCAAGGTAGATAGCCATGTTACGACCGAGAAGACGTGAAGCTGAAGCCATTACGTCATCGAATGACGCGTTAAGCAAGAGCTCTGAAACAGCAAGAGCATAACCATGCTCAGTTACTGTAATTGAGAACTGCTGTGCTGTAAGCGCGTTTGTCTGCATACGAACACCTTCGACAAGCGCTGAAGCGAAGCCGAGGTTGTTGTAGCGCATGAAGTTAATCTGAAGACCTGGTGCAACACCAAGTTCTGTCTTCTTTACTGCAAATTGCTCAAAGCGAAGAATTGGCATAGCCTGGAAAAGGATTTCCTTTGACCAGATTTGCTGAATTGCTTGTGTGAGCTGTGTATTGGTGCCTGAATAGGCTGTTGGGGACGCAGCGAGATTGCCGGTACCCGTAATACCAGATGCCATTTAGTTATTTCTCCTTAGTTGGATTTTGGTTGTTATGGGTTACCCGAACAGTCCCTTGGTCTTACCTTGAGCACCAGGGCTCAAGAGTCGACCACGATATTTAGCGTATTCATCCATTGACATTGACGCAATATCTTGCGCCGTATACGACTTTTGCTCCGAATTAGTTTCCAGTGGTCCGGCCGGAGGCAAGGTTGCCCGTGTCCCCGTCATTTCGCGTCGAGCATTCTGCATTGCAGATTGCGCCGACTCGAGAATTCTATTTGAGCGTTCCTTCAAACCTTCGATACTTGCATCGATTTCTTCCTTAGTGTTTCCACTAATCAAATCAACAAGCTCTGGCATGATGTTGTCACGCTCTGCATCAAGCTTCTGTGCTCGATAGTTTTGTAGTTCTGCATAAGTACGTTCACGTTCCAGAAGTGCAAAAGCTGTTTCACGTTCTTGACGCTCACGCTCTAGCTGTTCCGCCCACTCTTTTTCTTTCTTAGCTAAGAGGTCACGAACTTCAAGTTCTGACTCTTCCTTAGCCTTCTGCTCTTGAGCAATTCGCGCTTGGCGCTCATTCTCTTCAGCAGCAAATCGTGCGGCTTCTTCTTCTCGACTACGCTTTAATACATCAACTTCTTCCTTAAGCTTTTCAATCTGAGGATAAAGTTTTTCTTTTTCCTGAGAGCGAACCTTAGCTAGGTCGTCTTCTGTATAAAATTTTGTGTTCTGAATAGGAACAGTTGGTGCGTCAACATCAACATTGTTCACTACCGGGGTTACTCCTGCTTCGGCTCCAAAAGCCTCTGCGTTAACTTCTGCAGTACTCATCTGTACATCCTTTTATCCTAGGGGTCGTTTTCCGATTTAAATCACATATGACCAAACGTTGTATTTCTGTAGACAATTTTCGCTGTTTTAGCAAACCTTGTCAGGCTAAACTATTTACTTTTCATACTCTTCCGGAACTCGTCGTTGTGGGATTTTTGTTCCGTAAGCATCTGTTACAAGGCGTTGGCGTAACCCTTGTTCGCCTTGTGCTACAAACATTTGAGCCTCATCAAGAAGTGGTGTTGCAGCGGCACCGTTTCCTGGCATAGGCGCTCCATCAGGTCCCTGCATTGGTTGAGCCGGAGCTCCGTCAGGGCCAGGAAGCATTCCTGTTAGGCTTGCAATCTCATTCTGGATTTGCGTCTTAATAAGAGTCAAAGCGCCGTCGGCCTTAGCATCATCCATAAGTTCTTGACGAATTTCTTGAAGCTTTTCGTCAGGGAACTCTTCGCCAAGTGAACGAAGAGCGCCTTCCTTAGACTCAAGGCCAAGAGAAAGCATTGACTGGACTTCGTTCAATGCAATTAGCTTGTCAAGAGGTAGTGGAGGCGGGAAGTGAACATAGGAACGGAAAGTGATTGGGTCGTTAAGGTCTAGGACGTCTACCTGACCTTCTTTCAGAGGCGCTGTACGCATTCCTGGGTCTGCTTGCATTACCTCTGGCTCTTTTAGCGCAAGGTTTAGCAGAATAAGCTCGTTAACGCGCTCAAGCCCGTGAGCGTACTGAATAATCTTTTGGTGGTAACGGTTCATCAAAGGCTGGAATTGAATAGCAAGCGCTACGCCTGATGTGTTTGAAATTGGCTGAGCCTGACCGAGAGCTGTCTCAGGAACACCTACCATTTCGTGCATTGACTTCTTCATCATTGCAAGGAAGTCCATAGCGCCCTTAAGTCCTTGCGCTCCACCCTCTAGGTTCTCTACACGAGCATCCTTAGGTAATCCGCCCCAAACCTTATTAGCACCCTTTTCTAACTGAGACGCCTTAGCCCCGATAATGACCGTAACCGGCGCTGCGTGGTAGTTAACGATGTCGGCAATATCCGTAGCCGTTTCATTATATGTACGGTTAATAGGAATAACGTCATTGCAATCAGATAGGCCCCAAGGGCTACCAGAAATACGAACGTTAGGAATATGAACAATGGGAATAACACCAAGCGGGTTAGGGCGAGAGTCAATGAGCTCATCGTTAATGTACTCCTCAATAGAGTCATCAGTTAGGATTTCAGTGTAAGTAAATACCTGACGTGTGCCTTCTAGTGATGTGCCCCAGAAGCGGTACTTTAACTTAAAACGGATTAGGCGCTCACGGTCGTGAGGGTGAAATTCAGGAAACGCAAAAGAAGAATTAAGAGGAAGGATACGAACACGCCCTGGGTGCACTCGTCCTGCTGGGTCTTGGTAAGCCTCTTCGTAAGCAACTTTAATAAAGCAGTCGCCCGATACAGCTCCCTGCTGCCCCATTTCCCAAAGCACTGTTGCTTTGTTGTTATCTACTTCCCAAACTCTTTCAAGAAGGTCAGGAACAATTGCTTCAGTCTGCTTAGGGCTACGGAACTGAACGCCCTTGCCAAATGTAAAGTTAAGAATAAAATCTGTAAAAGCACGATAGTAATTAAGCACCATCTGTGATTCGCCTACTTGACGGCGATAAGAATAATGATGGCCAAGATACATGGCCCAGTTAAGTGAATAACGATTTAAACGAGGACCATGTACTTCAAACTCTTCGTCCGCTAGTTCTACAAGTCCCAAAGGAGAAATAGAAATAGTTAAATCAGAAGACGCAGCTCTGTAGGACGGAGGTGAGAAATCTAGACCGCTACCACTCACCGATAATTCCTCTCGTTAAACTCACAACTAAATACTAGCACCAATGTCGACAAGTCGCTTTAAGACTTAAATGTCTCGCCCTTAATTAGGCCCTTGCCAACCGGCCTATTTACTTTTGCCTTTTGGTCTTTTTCTTCTTTATCTTTTTTCTCTTGTTCGTAGTCTCGGTTGCGTGGGTCAATCTGCTTCTTTGAATCTACAAACTTACCGCCCATTTGCACGTACTTTGCGTGAACCCAGTGAGCAGCTGCTGGAGAAGGGTATTTTGGAAAACGTGTCTTAGCTTGCGTTGTAATCATGTTCCAGAGGCGAGGGTTAGCAGGTAACTGCTTTGGTGCATTGGTTACGGAACGACCTGAGATAAGTGCCATGTTTAATCCTTAGAAAAGCCCCACCAGTCCCGGAGGACGGTGGGGAGCTACTTCTTCTATTAGTCTTGAACTACTGATGGGTTAAGACGCTGTTGGTGTGCGCCATTGCGGAATACTTCCTCAATAACGTTTGTGCCATAGTCGCCAAAACCAGCAGAAGCAAACTCTTGAAGAGTGTTAGGTGCTTCTACCCATGCAGCTGAACCAACGTGAGCACGCTCACGCATTGTTTCTTCAGCAGTCTTTGTGTGAACAGCGGCGTTGCGATTTGGACGACCTGCAGCAGGGATATAACCCTGAGCAGCTCCCTTAGAAAACTCCTGTGGGACGTCTGTATCTGTTGCAATACCTTCTTCAAAGCGAAGTGGTCCGCGCTGTCCTGGAAGAGCAGCGGTAACCTTACGGTCGTAAATGTTACCTGGACGCTCTGGAAAGCTTGGTGCTGGTGAGATTGTCATAGTTATAACTCCTTGTAAAGGTTGAGGCCTCAGGTAAAAGTGTGCTACTTATTTACCCGAAAAACTGCCTAAAGTGCTAACTATCTATAAAAAGGTGAAGAAGATACTTCTACCTGCGGCATGGTCAAATCCATAGTTAGACAGCAAGCTATTGCCAAAGAATCTGCATAATCGTCGTGGGCGTGAGCTTCGTCTGGAGCATGTGCCAAAAAGTTAGGTCCTTGGAACTTTGTCTCAAGGTCTGTCATTTGCTGGTAGAACCGCTTCCAGGTGCGTAACCTACGAGTTTTAGCGTGCGCTGGCCAACCAACCATACGACGGTCAATAAGTGCCTTAAGGTGCTTCCAACGCTTTGACTGCTCTTGTGCGCTACTTCCAATAGAGTGAACTTCTGCTCCAGGTAACAAAAGCTTAAGGCGTTGAGCTACTGCGTCACCAACTCCGTTGGCGTCTACACCAACCGCCAGTACGTCGTAAGAACCCAGGAAGTTAACAATTTGGAAGTACTGGTCTTCCCAATCATCCCCTTGGATTTCAAGCCAGTTAAGTACGCGATGGTCGTAATACCCAAATTCGTCTGGCCTATCCCAATCAACCCACACAACAGTTACTACGGTGGAGTCCATTTTACGGGCGGGGTCAATGCCTACAACTACTGGTGTTCGGTGCCACGCCTTTACAACTTCTTGTGACGTGTCGCCAAGCTCATCCATAATTGTTGAGGTTACAAACATGCCTCGCTCAAGAAGCCA